TATCTACTTCATCTTGCTTGCCAATCGTCTTCATGCGACGACCTTCTTCAACATAAAGCTCTTTAGACATCGAGAGCCAAATGGTGCCGCCACGCTTGAGAGCCTTCGCAAAATTGTCGATGTAGATGTAAGACTGTATGCCAAGCTGGTTTTGAACCAAATCAATAGCCTCTGCACTCACATTGGCATTGATCTTTTCACCTTGTTCTTGGTTGCCTAGAAGCTCTCGAATGTCAGCATCAGTCAATTGAAGTAATGCAGCTAAAGCAGCAGGCACCTGAGGTGGCTTGGTATATGACAATGGGCCTTGTGCAATCACATTGCCACTTGCATCAGTCAAAGGGTGAATAAGCAAATATGGGTTATTGACTAGGTTGTCATCTGCCCACATATGCTCAAACCCAACAACTTGTTCAGCAGCTAGAATTGGCTTTTCAATTGGAGATAAGGCTGCAATTTCACCTAGTCGGCTAAGTTGCATGTTTTTGAGTCGCTGAGCATCTTTACAGAGGCGCACATGGCCCATGCAACGCTCAATGTTGTCAATAAACCAACGTTTGCCATAGACAGGTACAATTGGGATATTTCGTCCAGCAATGTATCCACAATCCTCAAGGACTTTTGAGCCGCTCAACATGTACTTATGTACTTTTCGACGTTCAAGTGTTTTGACACGTAATTCTTGTGCACCTGTAGCATTAAGACGTTCCAAAATAGAGGGATCATCTTCTAGCTCATCTGCCATATGACGCTGTTCAGTTCCATCGATTAACACAAAGATGTGTTGCTTCTCTTTGACCTTCTCAACAACATAATATTCAGCGACATAAACAATATCAGGCGTACACCAATCAAATTCAGAATTAGTAATGTCCTTGTTCCAACTTGAGGGATCATCGTCATATTCTTCTTTATAGGCATCATGAGTCATTGATGTCAGCACAAAGCAATGATTAGCATCTGCCTTATCTTGGCGCTTAGCATCCAAGTCAAAGAATACACATGAGTCAGCATCAAATATTGGTTCAATCTTGATGCGTTGACGTTCATTTTCTTCATCTTCTTCGTCCTCTTCGCAAGCACGTAAACGGAAAGCTCCAAAGCCACCACCTACTGCTTCTTCAAAGGCATTGTCATATGCTTCTTCTGCGCCAGAATCTTGTTCATCTGCACGGTACAAACCATCGCATGTATCTGCTAAATCATCATTCTGCGTACCATCTTTAGAAACGAAATCTACTGTGATTCGGTTATTTCGATATTCATTAATAATTCGAATGACAGCCAAGTGGATTTTATTGACTTCAAACTTCGGCTTATTTGCGAATTGCTCGCCTAGCTTGCCTTCCCATTGCGCCCCAGCGATTGAATAAAAACGACGATCCTCTAGGCACTGCAAACGCTCTTCACGTACAGCACTCTGGATATTGTCGAATTGAAGTTTTGCACGGGCGTGAATGGTCGCAAGTTGTTCTTCTTTAGTCACAACTTGACCTCACTTAAATTGAATTATTACCAGCGATGTGCTGTTGGAATTACTGTTACTTTTGGCGGTTTCTTTATTAGTCCGATTTGCTCTCGAATCTGCGCAAACTGACGGAATCCATCTGCTGCTTCAGAATGCCCATCCGACTTAACTGGCTCACTTGTATATTTTTGAGCATGGTTATTGAAACGTCTTGTGTAGTTTTCAAGATGGTGCAATCCATCCTTACAACGATCAATGTCGAACCATACATCATTCATTAAAGCATCACGGGTTTTGTTGATTCCATGAAGTAATTCACTTACTCGCGGCACAATCTCAACATTTGTTAAACCAAGATTCTTAAGCATATCTTGTGGTGATAGGTTCTTACTTTCACCTTGCCTTGCATGCGCTCCGTCATGTGGCAAATAATGCTTGCCCCATAAATATCCTTTGCTTTGCATGATCTTGACAAAATACTCGTATGGTTCGCCCCAACCTTCCTCAAAGTCAATGAATAGATCTTGCATGCCTACACGTTGATGGAACCATATAGCTGTACCATCAGAGTTACCAATATCCCAAAAAGTATTCACCGGAACATCGGTGCGTATTGGCAATGAACAAATACGTTGTTCACGACGAACTTTGATAAATTGCTCTGTATACCAACAACCTTCTTTAGATTTCTTAAATGCTTCTTCTGGTGTTGATGGGTATTCTTGCCACATCAATTCGGATGAGCCACTAAAGTCATTGTCGCGGGTTGCTATGTACCAAGCACGCTGTTCTGCATCAATTGTTACGCTGCATTCTTGCTCTATGAGATCAAAATATTCATGCTCTTTGTCTGTGATATGAATATTGGAAAGTTTGACACGATATTCTTGCGCTCCATACCAAGGATAAAAGTGGAACTTGTAGTCCTTCTTAGTTAGTTCTTTATCACTATTTGCCTTGTTTTTGGCTTGAATACTCATATCATGAAAGTCACCCTCATCACCTTCAGCAGTAGATTCAATAATTACAATACCTTCTGGTGAAACAGCTGGAATCGAACCTGTTTTAACCTCTTTTGCTTTTTTAGGGTACTGAGCACAAATCTTTCCATATTCGGATACATGTAAATATTGAAGTGTTAAACCACGCAAAGAGGTTGCTACTTTAATCGCGCTATTGTTGTGTGAGAAAAGCAGTTCACTTGCGCTATCCCGTGCTAAAGGGAATCTTGCTTTGATTTCTGGTGGCAAATTATCATACGCAAACTTGACTTTATCCCGGAATAAAGCACTTGCTGTGTCCTTATCTTGAGCAATAATGCCAGCACGAATATTGCCTTCACCGAATAAGCAGCAATCTAAGAAATAAATAGCAATCGCTGTCGTAAAACCCAATTGGCGGGCTTTTAAGATGATATTTCGATACCAAAGATTGTTAAGAAAATCGATTTGATGTTCATTTGGAATAAATGGCGCTTTTAATCCATCACTATCTTCATCACCTTTGATAAGGATTTGATATAAAAAACCACTTGTCAGGCGCCACCATGGATCAGACAAGTTTTTTTCAAGCTCGCCTGCATCCATATAACTACCCTTTTGGTTTTAAAGTGTTTCCGCTCGCACGTTGAAGTAATTCTTTTAAAGGATCTGATAGATCATGCTCAATCTTTTCCTTGAAAGCCCCAACAGCAATATGTTTGCCTAATAGCTCAAGGTTTTTAACTTTGTCAGGCCATTTGATTTTTCGCATCCATCCAGCGCTGTCAGTTATTTCCATATTTTCAATGCTGTTGACATACTGACGCCAAATAGGAGGCCATTCATCCAACGGCTTCATATTCAATTTGTCATCCATAATATCCAGCACATCCATCTGGTCGATTTCAACCAAACGACGCAAGACATAATCAGCATCAACATCAACACGCTTTAGACGAATCCCATTTAGATAGGCAATACGTTCTTGCACTTCTTCACGTTGCAGCACATCCCATGCATTCTGACGATTCTTATAGCCTGTAGCTTCACCTGCCGCCTGAGCGCTTAACGTCTTTAAATATTCGTGGCAGAACAGTTCATGACGCTCATTAGCTAAAGGTTCTGCGCCTTTGATTTGTTCTTCCATTGGTTCCTCATTTTTCTAGTGCATATTTAAGATCATCAGGCGTTTCCAAATAACACCCTTTTTTTAGGCAAAATGCATGTATGTCATTTAGATATTCAGTGAATTGAGCTGTACTTGCATCTGTTGTACTCATTAGCTCACATAGACCATCTGCCACCTGTTGATAGGCTGGATGATTGGAATCTCTCAACCCTCTCACAGCTTCGAATGTTTTCTTGTATTGGCCTACGTCATCACGATCATAGATTTTTGATAGGAACTGCTTCTTAAAGTAGAGATGCTCATAGTCTTTATCTGTTCCCTGCTTCTTTGACCATTGATGCAGCCACATCCAGTACAACCGGTTCTGAGCCTTTGAACGATCTTTCTCTTGAGGTGCTATCAGAACTACTAAAGGCTTCCCCTCAGCCGCAGCTTGTGAATGGTTTTTGTTTAGATAATTCGTCACATAGTTGATGTCGCAATGGTTCTTAATAGTGAATCTTGATTCCATTTTGACACCTCAATAAAAAACCACCCGAGGGTGGCTTACTCTGTTAACACAAATACTGTTCTAGCTTTGTCTGGTTTATTCATTTGATTATCAGAGCAGTTTAGGTTTCGCTCTAGATACAAGTCACGTGAAGTCACCATGGTGTCATGCCCATATTCTGCTTTCAGCGCTTTCTCAATCACTGTCAACACATGAGATTTACCAGTTGCTGTCTCGCCTTTGATTGAAATGTGAATAGTCTTAATATCCATCAGAAAACCTCTTCATTGTTATTTAAATTAAGCATGCGGTTTGTCTTTTCCAACCACCCATCAAACAAAGCTTCTGATTCTTGTCTTGTGCCTAGATTAAAAACCCTTTTTCTTGCATAAAATCTACTGGATGCTTAGCGCTTTTGGTTAGGTTGCAATGCGGACAGAGTAACTGCAAGTTTAATGGCTCATGTTTTCCGCCTAGTTTTAAAGGCATGATATGATCTATATGATAACCACCGCTTATAGACACTTTACAAACTGCGCATTTATTTTTTTGTAATACTTTTAGGTTGGATATTGTTCCTCGTGGCAATCTAGGCATCACCTTGCCATGTCTTCTTCTACCACGCCACTCCTTAACCTTTTCTGGATTCTTTGCCCTATATTCTCTTAACTTCTTTGCGCCTACCAGCTTATATTTTTCTTTTGCTCTTTTTTCGCTCTCAACTTTACCACCAATCCATTTAGGATTATCTGCACCAAAATTATAGTTTATTTCACCATTAATTCTCATTTCAGCTAATCTTGCTGTTGCTTTTATTTGCATAGACTCTCCATTTCTATTGCAAACATCTTCCAGATTACACTTGTGAGAGCAAAACTTTCCTCCGCCCACTTTAAGTTGATATTGTCTTGGGGTGAATTTCTTGTTGCAAACTAAACATGCTCTTTGTCTTTCTTTTTCGCCTTTTTCAACAATGTTCTTTCTGTACAATTCTGCACATTCACCGCCACAAGTTTTATAGCGATTTAACTTACTTTTTGGTAAAAACATAGTGCGCCCACAATGCCGACAATCTGTCGTATATTTTGCAGGGTCAAACTCAAATCTTAGCTCATGCCATCCTTTGTTTTTATCTTTCATAATTAACTACTTAAGATACGTTTTACTGTTTAAATTATAGCATATTCACACTATATTTTCGTGTTATTTCGACTATTTTTAATGTCTTTTCCCCACCACTATTTAAATTCAAAATAAATTATCGCTTGATGTGCTTAACATTCGATTGGTTTTATCTAGTAATATCTCAAAAAGTTCTTTCGCTTCTCTACGACTTAAATTTTTGTATGTATCTAGCGCATGGTGGCAAGTCCTACAAAGGCTAATCGTAAATTCATCCGAAGCCTTTTTACCTAATGATTTCCCATACTCAGACCAATTTGCATGACATGCTTCGCTAGGTGGCGGTTTGCCACATCT